AAGAAGGCGTCGGAAGGTTCGCCAAAGGTTGCATGGCCAGCCCGTGAGTACGCCAGAGGTTTATCCGACTGGTTGGTGAGCGGAAGCGTAACGGCCATTCATGCCAGCGAATTCAGCGTCAGCAGTGATGAAGGCTTTGCTGGAACGGCAGATGCGTTGATTGATACGCCCCTGGGTCTGACGATTTGCGATTTCAAAACGACAAGCCGTGAGACTGACAAGCCCGAGGCATGGCTGAAGGATCACCAGGACCAGCTCGGTGCCTACAGCCTGGCCTTACGAGAGCGGTCTGGGTTGCGTTGTACTGCTGGAGCGGTTGTGATTGCGAAGCCAACAGGCTCGGTGCAGCTACGCCTTTTAACCGAGCTAGAGCTGAGGGGCTGTGAGGCGAGGTGGACGGAACGAAATAACCTTTATAAAGAGATGCTGCTCAGCGGTGAGGTTATGTAGTGGAGGAGGCGTTAGAGCTGATCTATCGCGGTCAATGCAACGTTGCGGTGAAGGCAAAAGAAATAGGCGTCTCAACTGAAGAGCTGAAACGCCTGTTCAAGGATTTTGCGGTGAAGCGCCCCATCGATGAGGATGTTTGGCGCGGGGACGTGGAGCTAGGTTGGCCCTGGGTTTAATCAGCAGGGGAAGCATCGATGTTGTGCTTCCAGGTGATGATTTGAGAGTCATGGAGGTCGTTGACGACAGAGCCATGGTCCTGCCAGTCTTCAAAATCTTCCTGACTTTCGAACTGGAGTGTGCATTTTGTGGTTTCTTCAAAGGAGATGGTGATCATGGTTCGATGCACTCCTCCATGGCTCTACGTTCGTAATAACGCTTCAGGCGTAAACAGTCGTTGGACTGATCGGGATTGCCTTGTCGTTCAAAGATACGTGCCCTAGCTGTCTCGTAGCGGATGGCTTTAGGCAGGAGATCTGTTGGAACGCGAGACCCTTCTGGAGAGTATTTGTTGCCGTTGAGGATGCTGCTCATTCGTCGTCCTCGTCTTCTTCGTGTGATTGGAACTTGGCTTGAAACTCCTCTTTGCTGGGAGTAAAGAGGTAGGTTGCCCAATTAATAAACTGAATCGGGCTCATGATCAAGGCACGTTCATTGTTTCCATAGCAATGGACGCAGACCTCATCATCGAAGTAGGTGGATTGGTAGCGCCATTCGATACCTACGGCATCAAGAAAGGCGGTGAAAACATCCGCCTTTGCTTGAGTTTCAGGGGTGAAGCGAGACATGTTGATCAGTGTTTGATGTCCTTAAAAGCGTTGATACGGTGATACTCCCAGTGAGTGTTGACGCCACATTGAATGGCACGGATGCTTTCGGGGCGAAAACGTCCTTTGTGCCTCCAGGCGGCAATCGATCTAACCGACACGTTTAGCAGGGCCGCAAATTCTCGTGGAGGAATCCACGGGCTAGTTGGCGTCTGCTGTTCAATTACAGCTTGTAGTTCAGAACGCATTTGGCGAACGTCTTCAGAAAGCTGCGTTAGGAGTTCATCGGTGTTCATTTGAGGCTCCGATTCCTCTCCGCTGCGCTTGGAACGGTCTTGTCCAAGTCGTCCTGATCTTGGAGCCACTGCATCATTTCGATTTCAGCGTCTGACGGCGGCCAGGGATCTTCGTATTCGGAGGGGAGCAGATCACGAGGATCATCAGTGGGAATGATGGTCATATCAGTGGAAAGATCGTGGATAGAGCAATTTGGGTTGGCATCAGCCCATGCTTGAAGAAGTGGGTTTGTCATGGGTGTCAACAAACTGTTGGATACGGCGTTGAATGGAACGGAGGATGAAGGAACGACGGCAGTCTTTCCATCCGGCATGTTCAAGGAAGTCAAGCTCCCAATCGATTGAATCGATCAGGAGCGAGTAATCCTGAACAGATAGATCAGGATGCTGCGTGTTCATGCTCTAGTTCTTCAGCACAGTGAGGGCACACTGGAGCGGAGAGCGGCTTCTGGGTGAGCATGGCGGCCACCAGCAGGGCAGCCACACGATGTGGTGGCTGGTCTGGGGTGAATGGCAGCATTTGCTTCTGGCCTAGTTCATTCCAGACAAACAGGCCATCAGTGACGACTACCACCAGGGTTTCTTTGGCTTGTTCTTGTGAGACATCGAAGCGTTGAACATCGAGCTGACAGAACATGGCACCGATACCGTGTTCGGGATGTGGATCGGTGAAATCCAGGCCGAAATTGACACCAAGGTTGAGGTCGGCGTAATCCAAGGCAGCCTCAATGGTGCCTAGGAACTCGCGGACGTTATCGGACAGGGGTGGAACGGAACTCATCGTTTTGTGTGCTTAAGGACGTTGAAGCAAAGATCCTGGAGGTCTTTATTGAGAACAGTTGTATCGCCACATTTTGCGGCTTCTAGCTGATCTCTAAGTACCTCCTCAGCATCAGCGCGTAGCTGGCGTTTCGTACCGTTTTCCCACGGTTCATCGAGCGTAGAGATGAACTCGCGGAAGTAGTTGTACGCGCT